AAATCATTAGTTAGTTTATAATACAATCTTACATGGATCAAAAAATAGAAAGACCCTTTGGTGCTATTACGCACGCAGAAGGATTACGTATAGGTCTAAAATACATTAACGATAGACGTAAAGGACGCATTAAGTCCTTAAAAACACCTTGGGATGCTATTAACAATGCAACCATTGGTGGTATAGAGTGGGGCAGCCTAGTTACAATAGGTGCACGACCCGCTGCAGGTAAGACTATGTTCATTAGTCATATCCTTAGAGAGTCTAAAAGGCTCAATCCAGACCAAGACTTTTCTATTTTAGAGTTCCAATTTGAGATGGGTGATGAATCCTATGCAGCTAGAGAATATGCTGCTCAGGTTGCTATGGACTATAACGTAGTGTTATCTTCTAAAAGACAACTTGATGACTTTGCATATGAACAGATGGAAAATTATCTTAAAGATGCAGAAGAACTAGAAAAACTTGGAGTGCAGAGAGTACGTATCAAGAAACCTCTCACTGCAGCAGATATGAAGAAAGCTATTCATCTTTATTTCAATCAGTTAGGTGGTAAACCTATGATTGTTACTATTGACCATAGCTGGCTTGTTAAAAAAGCAGCAGATGAAAGAGAAAAGTTACAGACTCTATACAATATAGCAGATATGCTTATTGATGTAAAACGTGACCTACCTGTAATTGTAATAATCCTTACACAACTCAACCGTACTATGGAAGATGTATCACGCAGAACTCCAGGTACAATTGCTAACTATCCAAGTTCATCAGATATATTTGGTGGTGACGCTCTTATGCAAGGATCTGATTTAGTATTAGCTATCAGTAGACCATTCACTCTTAACATAGAAGACTATGGTCCTGAGCATTACAGAGCAGATAAAGAAGATGTATTCTTGCATCTACTTAAGTTACGTAACGGTGCTACTGATGAGAATATTATATTCTTAAAGACAGATTTCAGAAGACAAAGAATGATTGAGTCAGGTCCTCCTCCAATTGTTCAGCAACAACAGCAAACATGGACACCAAGAGGACCAAGAAATAATAGACAGCAACCTTCGGCTGATGTTGGCCAGGAATTATAAAACAAAAACACACAGTATGACAAGTAACACAACACAAACAACGGACATTAAAGAAGTGAAAAAACAAAAGCTTGAACTTATCAGAGATTTTCACCAAGATCTTATTGATGACTTAGGTATTGCACGCACTGACTTTAACATGAAGATGCCATTCTATGACAAACATGGCAGAATGGTAGTAGGTATTTTCTCTTCAGAGTTTAGAAAAGAAAAAGGTTTCTTCTTTGAGTTAATCACAAGAGACTTAGCTCCTGCAGACGCAGAGCGTAAAGTTTACAAGGTAGCATTTAGTTCATCTTTTGAAGAAGAGTATGAGCTTAATGAAAAAGGATCTTATCTTGTTCCCCTAGAAGAATTAAGAGTAGTTAATCCTACATCAGTAGCTATTAAAAAGACAGCTAACTTTGGAGACAGTGAAGAAGTAGTTAAGCCTTTTATGCAAGCATATAAAGCACCGGCTACTATGGAAGACGCTCCTTACAGTGAAATGACTATTAGAGATTACTATGCTATCCAAACAGGTAAACCAGTAAGTTCTAAAACATGGTTAAATGAATTAATCAAATCTACAAAATAACATATGGCACAAGGAGTATTAATTATTGCAGAATCAGGGTCAGGTAAATCTACAGCTATTGAAAGCTTAGATCCAGCAGAAACGTTTATTATAAACGTAGCTAACAAAGCTCTACCTTTTAAAGGATGGAGAAAAAAGTATGTTCTATGGAGTAAAGATAACCCTACAGGTAATCTATATTCTGCTAGTTCATCACAACAGATAGAAGCATGCATTAAGTATGTTTCAGAAAAACGTAAAGACATCAAGAACTTAGTGATTGATGACTTCCAGTACATGAGTTCATTTGAGTTTTTTGAAAGAGTAGATGAGAAGGGTTACGAAAAGTTTACCCAGATCGGTGCTAATTTAGCACGTATTGCACGTATGCCTAAAGACTTAAGAGATGATCTATTAGTTTTTATCCTAACCCATGCTGAAGAATCTACAGATATGGAAGGTAAAAAGAAGTTTAAAGCTAAGACTATTGGTAAAATGGTTGATGAAAAGCTTACCTTAGAAGGATTATTTTCTATAGTTTTGTTTGGTAAAGTTAAGAAAGACAAAGACGGAGTTATCAGATATGTATTTGAAACATCTAACAATGGTGAAAATACATGTAAAGCACCAAGAGGTATGTTTGATGACTTTGAAATACCTAATGACTTAGCTTTAGTAAGAAAGAGCATTACAGATTACGAGAACTAGTATTTATTTTAATTCACAATAGTTTAAATTTAACAAACATGTTTAGTACAAAAGGACAAGAAGTCAAAACAACAGGAGGGACAGCTAAGTCTCTACAAGCAGGAGTAGTTTATGCACACATCTATGGTGGGCAAGTAAGAACATCTAACAAAGGTGACAAGAAGACCTTGGAGTTAATCCTTGAAGGTCCAGCATCTGAAGGCTTTGAAGGATGGCCTATTGATAAGAACAATCCTGATGGACCTAAGTATACAGGACAATCTAGTCGTGTATCTGCAACTATCTGGACAGATCAGTTCAATGATAGTAATGTATCTAAAAACGAGATTATGTACAAGCTTGCAGTTATTGCATCAGAGCTTGGCTTAAGAGATCAAGTAGATAATATTTCTGCAACTAGTCTTGAAGACTGGGTTGAAAAAGCAGTATACATCTTAAAAGGACACAACTTACATTGGTTCTTGAAAGGTACAGAAGAAGAATACAATGGTAAAACTATCATTAAGTTATCTCTTCCTAAATACAAGTTTGTTTCTGCAGAAGAAGCTAAGCTTGATAAGTTTGATAAGAACAACCAGTATCACTATAAGGCTTTACAAAATAAGCCAGTAGCTAGCTTTGAGCCAGCAAATAGTGACTTTGATATGTAATTAGCTGCCCAGAAGAATAGGGGGAGAGGTATTGCTCCCCCTTCTTCATTTTAAATCTAGATCATGTTTAAAATAAAAAATATGGTGCATGACATCAAGGATGTTCCTGCATCATGGATATTTGAACACTTTTGTAAGCTTGGTCAAAAGCTGAGCGGGCATGATATAAAGATTAAAAGTCTATTTAATTCTAAAGAACGCACACCTAGTATGTGCATTTACTATGATCCTACAAAGGATACGTACAAGTATAAAGATTTTTCCTCTGGTAAGGGAGGATCAGCCGTAGATCTTGTAAAAGATATTACAGGTTTGAGTTATCATAAAGCTTGTACTCTTGTAGTAGAAAACTATAACGACTTTGTCCTTCATAACAACGGAGGATATGATGTACAGAAATTTAAACAAGCTTCTAAGTATAAAGTTAGTCAGTTTGTTTTCAGGTCTTGGACTACACAAGATCAGTATTTCTGGACCCAGTTTAATATTGGATCTAGATTACTTAACGAGCATAATGTAAGACCGTTACAAAGCTACACTATGCATAAGGATACTGATGATGGTCCCATTGATCTAACCATTACAGGTAACTATCTATATGGTTACTTTAAAAATGATGGTACACTGTACAAAATATATCAGCCCAAAACGTTAGATAAAAAATTTATAAAAGTCAATGACTATGTTCAAGGGTCTGAACAAGTTAAGACTGCACCTTATCTAATAATTACGTCTTCACTAAAAGACGTTATGTCTTTGAAGAGTCTAAAGATACCCACTTTGGATATCATAGCACCAGACTCTGAGAATACAATCATACGTAAAGAAACTATGGATCAGTACATCAACAAGTACAAAAAAGTAATTGTACTTTTTGATTTTGATGAACCTGGTATTAAAGCTATGGAAAGATATAAAGAACTATATCCTGAAGTAGAATATGCTGTTTTACCAATGAGTAAAGATCCATCTGATTCTATTAAGGATTACGGTCCTAAAGAAGTATATGTACGTTTAGTACCCATACTCAATAAAAAAATAATTAATGACCAAGAAGAAAACAACTAGACGTACTGTTACACCTAAAACTAGGAATGCAGGCACAATGACTGAATCTGCATTTTGGAGTTTCATAAGAAGTGCACTACGTCAAAAATCTAGATGGTGGAAACCTATTACTGAATGTAAAATGAAAGCTCGTAGAGCTTACAAGGGTCCACTAAAAAGACAAAAATTTGAGTACCAGTGTAACAATTGTAAAGACTGGTTCCCTGAAAAGAAGATTAACGTAGACCATATTATTGGTGCAGGTAGTCTTAACTGTTCTGCAGATCTTCCAGGATTTGTAGAAAGACTTTTCTGTGAACAAGATAACTTACAAGTGCTATGCACTGAATGCCATGATAAGAAAACAAAATTAGAAAAAGAAAAGTGATATGGAAGATCCAATTATTGAAGCTGTTATACAGCAAATGAAAGAAGACTTACAGTATGGTGATGTATCAGCCATCTATGAAATGCTGGAATTTCTTCCTAAGAAAAACTTGTTAGCTTATCTACCAGAAGAAATATCTGAACAATTAAAAAATCTTAATTAATATGGAAGAGGAAAAAAAATCATGTCCGTCTAGTATTGCTGACTTACAGGGTCAGTTAGATGAGCTTATTGAGTTTATTGAATATGAGGAGGCTATGACTGTAGATCCGACTACACAAAAAAGAATTAGAGCTAAGCTTGTAAAACTTGGTATTTGGAAAAAAGATTAAAAAACTAACTATGAATTTAGAAGAAATCATGCAAGACACTGCAGAAGTATTGGAAAAAAGCTTTTATGATAAAAAGTTTTACTTTAGCTATAGCAGCCTAAATAAACTTATGTGGAACCCAGCTGTGTTTTATCAGTTGTATGTTCTAGGTATGAAAGAAGAGCGTACTGATGCTCACTTAGTACAAGGTAAGATTGTACATGCTTTACTATTAGAAGAAGAAAAGTTTAATGATCAGTTTATTATTAGTCCAGCTAAGTTACCTGGAGATTCAGTAAAGGTTGTTATAGATAGAGTGTTTTCTCACTATCAAGAGTTATCTCAAAACGGTGATTTACGTACAGAACTAATAGATTTTGATCAAGCTATTCTTGATGTAATGGTAGACATGAACTATCATCAAAGTCTTAAAACAGACCAACAACGTTTGGACAAAATCATATCTGCAGAATCTACTAGTTACTGGGCTTTCTTAAAAACTAAAGGTGATAAGACTCTTATAGATCAAGCAACTTATGATTTCTGTAAAGGAGCTGTAGATATTATTAAGACAGATAAAAGTTTATGTGACCTTATTGCTTGCAACATAACTGATTTTGATAACAAAGAAGTTTATAACGAGCTTCCTTTATCTGTAGAGTATGCAAACGCACCGTTTGGTCTCAAAGGAATTATAGATAACCTTGTAATAGATCATGATAAAAAGACTATTTTTGTTAATGACATTAAGACTACAAGCAAAGACTTAAAAGACTTTAAAGAAACTATTGAGTTCTATTCTTATTGGTTACAAGCAGTAATTTACTGTACAATGGTAGCTATTAAGTATAAACAACTAATAGAATCTGGATACAGTCTTAAGTTTCATTTCATAGTTATTGATAGAAGTTTCCAAACATATCCATTTTACGTAACTGAGTCTACACTAAATGACTGGTTAAAAAGAATGGATAAGGTTTTAGAAGCAGCTAACTGGCACTATGTTAATAAAAAGTACGATCTACCCTATGAATTTGCTACAGGTAGCGTAGTTTTGTAATCAAATTATAAAATGATAGAAAGCTTATACACAAAATATTTCCAGAAATCCAGATCATTTCTGTTTCCAGCTTTGGGTATCAAGCGTACTAGCAATTATACACCCTCTGGTACCTATCTGTCTATAGAAGGACTTATAGGACCAGAGGATGTTAAGCTAATATGCAGCTTTCCTGATGATAAATCAGAAGGATTTAAAGCTTTTGAACAACAAATGCTCTTAAGTAATCCTTTGTTTCTAGAAGTAATTGATATTCAAGGGTATAAGCTATATGTATTTGACTTTGACATATATAAAAACGATTGGTATACTTTCTTACTTGGTAAGTATTCAAAACTTTCTACAGTACTAAAGAGAGCTATCAAGAACTATTATGGTGATAAATCAAGTGAATATAGGTACATAGAAACCTTTTTGTTTCCTGATAAATACTTTACCATCTATGCAAAACTGCTAGACGTTGAAGTAAAAACCCTGGAAGAAACCGGTGAACTATGTGACCCTTGTGATTTAGAGAAAGAAACATTAAAAATTCCTGTGGAAGATTTGGAATTATTAAAAAAAGGTACTTAATTTTGTAAAAAACATAAATATAATACATGAAACATTCAATGATGTTAGTTACCAGTAGCTGGGGTAATGATAAGACGTTTAAGCTGTTACCTATTACACCAGAATGCCCGTACAACGAGTGCATTTTTGACGTTAGTACAAAAGTATTAGCTGTTATTGGTAAAGAAAAGAAAGAGTCTTTTCATATGTTACCTAGATTATCTGATGAAGGTGATGTCCAGTTTATGAAAATTGGTAAAAGAAACAACGGTAAAGACTACAAAGAAGAAAGAAAGATGCTTCAAACTTTCTATGAGTACTACATTGAGCATCCACAAGAAATTATTGATTTCATAAACATGTTTGCAGTTAATGCTGAAAGCTTTGACTATACTCAATATTTAGAAAAGAAAGTAGAAGAACCAAAACAACCGAGTATTTTAACTGGTATTTAAGTTTAATCTTGTCCATACTTAAAAATTAAGGCAGATCTTCTGCCTTTTTTTGGCGGCAAAAAGGGGAAACAGCTTAACTGAATGATATATTATGGAAGAAAGAAAGCCAACCCATTGGGTAATGGACTATGAAACATTGACAAACTGTTTCATTGGTGTGTTTCAACACTATAAAGATGAGTCTATAAGAAAGACTTTTATAATCTACAATGATCGTAATGATCTACCAGAGTTTGTAGAATTCTTAAACGACTGTAAGAACAATAATCAATGGCATATTAGCTACAACGGTTTAGCTTTTGATGCTCAGATTAGTCAACATGTTCTAGATAAGCAGAAGCAGTTACTAAAACTTAGTACAGAAGATGTAATCAAAGATATCTATGCTTTTGCTCAAAAAACCATATCTCTAAAAGATCAGAATAGTTTTCTTGAATATCCTCCGTCTAAACTAAAGATTAGACAGATAGATCTATTTAAGATGAATCACTGGGACAATCGTGCCAAGATGAGTAGTCTTAAGTGGATACAGTATTCAATGGACTGGCAGAATGTAGAAGAGATGCCACACCATCATGCGGCCCCTGTAGAAACAGATGAGCAACTTAAAATGATTACTGAGTATTGTGTAAACGATGTACTTAGTACCAAGATGGTATTAGAACATTCTAAAGAACAGATTGTACTAAGACAGACTCTTACTAGAGAATACGGTATAGACTTATACTCTGCTTCTGAGCCTAGAATATCCAAGGAGTTATTCCTACATTTTCTATCTCAAAAGCTCGGATGGGATAAGGCCCACATTAAAACTCTAAGAACTCACCATAGAGAAATCTATCTTGGTCAGTGCATACTTCCTTATATTAGTTTTCAAACGGAAGCTTTTAAAAAGATGCACGACTACCTACGTACTCAAGTAATTATATCCACTAAGAATGGATTTAAGTACACTGTAGACTACAAAGGTATGAAGACTGACTATGGACTAGGTGGTATCCATGGTGCTAGATCAGCCGGAGTTTATGAAGCCAAACCAGGTTACACTATTATGACTTCAGATGTAACTTCATTCTATCCTAATCTAGCTATTAGAAATGGATTTCATCCAAGTCATCTTCCTAAAGAAGAGTTCTGTGAACTGTATGAATGGTTCTTTGAAGAACGTAAAAAGATTCCTAAGTCAGACCCTAAGAACTATGTGTACAAGATTATCTTGAACTCTACATACGGTTTAACTGGTGACGAGAATTCTTTCCTGTACGATCCAAAGATGACTATGCAGATTACTATCAACGGTCAACTCTTGTTATCTATGCTTTATGAAATGCTAACATTAGCTATTCCTGAAGCTGTACCTCTTATGCAAAACACTGATGGTCTTGAGACACTTATACCTACACACTATGTAGAAAAGTATCACGAAGTATGCCAACAGTGGTGTCAGATGACTAGTCTTGAACTAGAACATGATGAGTATTCTAAAATGATCATCAGAGATGTAAACAACTACATCGCAGTATCTAAGTCAGGCAAAGTTAAATGTAAAGGTGCATTTGAGTGGGAGGATCTAGATAAAAAGAAAGTAGCTGTATTCCATAAGAATAAAAGCTTCTTAATCATTCCTAAAGCTATCCACGCCTACTTTACAAAAGGTATTAATCCTGAAGACTTTCTAGCTCAGAACAAAAACATATTTGATTACTGTGCAGGTATTAAAGCCAAGTCAGGATGGTACTTTGAAAACAGAGGACTTAAAGATGGTGAGCTAGTAACAACTAGGTTACAAAAGATTGTTCGTTATTATGTTTCTAATAAAGGAGGCAAGTTAGTTAAGTGTCACTCAGATGGTAGACTTATACAAGTTGAATCTGGACACTGGTTACAAACCACTCTAAACGAAATAAACGAAACAAGAGACTTTGACTCTTATGGGATTAATCAGAGCTATTATCTAGATCAGATCTATAAAGAGATCCATCAAATAGAAAAAGAAAAGAGTTTATCATTTACACAACTATCATTATTTTAACAATTTACAGTTATGCCAATTAAAACAATTTACGGATCAGAACAATTCTTAAGAGGTTGTACTCTTCCAACACACGGTAAGTCTTACACCGTCATTCCACATGGAACAGTTATAGATGAGGCTAGAGTTCAGCTTGCTAATGCTGGATTTAAAATTACTAATGAGTTTTATAAGTCTACACTCTCAGGAGATGTAGCACAAGGAATATATCATTTAGAGTCTGGAAACGATCCAGACATGGGCCTTATGTTTGTATGGTCAAACAGTTACAATAAAACCATGGCATTCAAGTGTGCTATAGGTGGTCAAGTGTTTATCTGTATGAATGGTGTAGTATCAGGAAATTTAGGATCTTATAGAAGAAGACACAGTGGATCAGCACTAGCTGATGTAGCTACTTCTATGCAAGAACAGATAGCTGATGCTTCTAAATACTACGATGATCTTATCAAAGACAAACAAATGCTTAAAGATATTACTCTTAGTCCAAGACAAAAGGGTAGCTTGCTAGGCAGATTGTTTGCTGAAGATGAAATCTTGACACTTACTCAAGTAGGTATTGTAAAGCGTGAGATTGACAAGCCTAGTTTTTCTTACAGCAGTAATCCAGACAGTGCCTGGGATATGTACAACCATATCACTTTAGCTCTTAAAGATTCTCACCCTATGAGTTATTTGTCCGACCATCAAAGAGTGCACAGTTTCTTTGTAAATGAGTTTGGTAATCTTGTAACAAAGACAAACACTATTATAGAGCCAGTTACAGCAAAAGATCCAGTTATGGAAGAAGAACTAGTAGCTGACTTTGGTGTAAACTTTCTTTAAAAATCAGGGGGAGATCAATAGTCTCCCCCATAATTTAATTAACTATGACATGGTATATATTAAACGAAGATAAGACATTCACTGCATTACCTGCAGGTGAGTATCCTAAGTTAGGTGCTTTTAATGAACCTAGCAAACATGTTGGTGATACTACTATCGGTGACCAAAGAATATCTACAGTGTTCTTACACTTTGATCATGGTCTAAACTTTGGTACATCTACAGAACCATCTGACCCAGTATTATTTGAGTCTATGATTTTTAATGGTCCACATGATGAGTACCAACGTAGATACTGTACGTATCAAGAAGCTTTAGAAGGACACAATAATCTTGTTAAAGCTTTAGAAGAGGAGAGACATCCTGACTTTTACTTTAACGATTAAACCCAACACAAAATGATTATAGGAATTTCAGGATACTCTGGATCTGGAAAAGATCTAGTGGGTACTATTATACAAGAGATTAGCCTAAACAAATGGCATATTAAGAAGTGGGCTGGTAAATTAAAAACCATTGCTTCTATACTTACAGGCATTCCTGTAGAAAACTTTGAGGATCAAGAGTTTAAAAAAACATTACTAGGTCCTGAATGGGGTACAGTTAAAGATATTCCTTTAAATAGTGTGCCGGTATTTGCTGATATACAGTTTAATAGTTTAATGACTGTTAGAGACTTTCTGCAAAAACTAGGTACAGATGCTATCAGAGATAGCTTGCATGAAAACACTTGGGTAAACGCTACTATGATTGATTATA